GTTTAGTGGTGTGGCAAACGTAGAGTACCCATACGCCATCTTTAAGCTGACCACTTACACAATGGCGACTGAGCGTCAGTCAAGCTTTGTCTCCTCCCGTAGAGGCATACGCGTAGCGGTTAACCACGATGAGAAGACTTTCTACAACGCAGACATTCTTCCTGTAGATTTTGCGGTCACTCTGAAAGTTATCTCCAACGATTATTCAGCTGTCCAAAAGTTTGCAAACAAGTGGATGTTCTCTGCTAGAAAATGCTCGTTGAATTTTGATCTCACCTACGGACATACTTCGTTTGGCATTAAGGTACTAAGCGAACCGTCTGTAGTCTTTACACCTCGGGAAGCCGATGCGGGTAATGTGACTGAGTACGTTACTGAAACAACTCTACTGATACAAGGGTTCATATCTAACCCTGAACTGGAACAGCGTGGTGTAGCAGATACAGTTGTAATTACTGCCGTACTACCTGAGACGTCACCAACAGGTGAAACCTATACTACTGTGTGGACCATACCTTCAGGTCCTACTTCGTGACATCTGAAGAGAAAGAACATACATGTCGACTCAAGCCCTTCTATTTAACGTAGGTGTGTTCCGTGCAGACCGTAACCTACGTCGCAATGTACTATCCACTAGCTTAAATTATGCAGCTAGTGCTCAGGATCAAGTAACCACAAACTTTATAACACTACCGGCGGCTACTAGTGTTGAGACGTCGACTGTAGTTTTTGCGTCTCCATCAGTTTCCATATCTGGACAGACAGTATTTACCGTAGTTAACGGAGCTCTTACAAACTGGACTCCTATAAACACCAGCACGGCTCCAATATCCGTCTGCACTTTTATTCGTGTTAGCAGCCCAGTTGCTGCCACCGTAGAACTTACCTCCGGTGATAGCTTCAGTATTGCTATTAAGTCTGCCTTTCTAATAGATGATAGTGTAGCTAGTATAACACTGACCAATGCGTCTCTTACAATGTCTGTAAGAGTCTCGTTAGTTCAATGCTAATCTGATGAACTAATTTAACGAGGACTACATGACTTCTAAATTCCGAGTGTTCAACCTGACAGACTTTACGTTGCCTGTCCCTATCGAAGGGATTTCGGAAGACGGGGGTGAAGTCCTGAAAGATACTGTGTTTCTTCAAGGTAAGTCAAAGGCAGTGTTGCCTGTCGGCTTTGAAGTTCCAGCTTACTTCGTACAGACCAATATCAACGTCATCAAAGTTGTTGAGTTGGTTGAAGCTCCTACACAAAGCGTTTAACAAAGAGAGGGGCAAATAGTGTCTAACATTTCTCGTCAACATAGTGATGTATACATCAATGAGATAGATCTCTCTACATCTATCACTTCAAACTCTAACGCTACAGCCGCTGCTGTGATAGTTTCGGCTATGGGGCCAACAACCCCTACGTTCTATTCGACAGCTGACGACTTCACCTTTGACTTTGGCAACCCTAACGCCTCTGTCAGCTTTGACCATTACGCAGTCCTGGACTACTTCAAGGAAGGCAATAGTCTGTGGGCTGTGCGTGGTGTTGGCACTGGTGCAGCCATCTCCGCTGGAGTAATGTGGCAGTCGGTAGCTTCGCCAGCTGTAACCACTATCGGCGGTATCTCTGGTGGTGTAGCGGATCCTACCTTCTTGGACTGGGGCACTTATGTCCCTAGTGGCACGGCACTGTTCCGCTTCATTACAAAGCGTGGCCCAGGTTCCTATGGTAATTCCGTTGGGATATCTATTGACTCTGAGAACGTCAACCAAGTCACGGGTGGGTCTGCTGCCCTAGTAGCTACTGGTGGCACTCTACCTGCTGCCACCTACGGATACAAAGTAGCAGCCATCAGCAAGACTACAGAAGGTCTGGCTTCGGCTTCGATTACCCAAGTGGTTGCTTCTGGGTCTACTAACTGTGTCACCCTGTCTTGGGCGGCTGTTCCCGGTGCTGTTGGCTATAAGATTTACGGCCGAACTGTGGGCACGGAGTTGTATATTGCCACTGTTGGTGGAGCCACGCTCACTTACACTGACACAGGGGCTATTACACCTGCGGTTGGTAAGGCACCTATTATCCTTGCTGCAAATCTGGTGATTTCACCTGTATTTACGCTGAATGTGTTTGACTCGGGTGTGTCTACAACTACTCCAGTTGAATCCTTCAAGTGCTCAGTGACGGAACAAACTGACGAGACAGGCTCGCAGATGGAGATCACTCAGCGAGTGAATCCGTTCTCGAACTACTTGCGTGTTGACTCGGCTGTGTATTTGGTCAATGACCCGACCACTATTCGTGTTACTGCTGTCACTTCGCCTGTATACCTAACTGGTGGTGCTAGTGGTGCTACACCTACGACTAGCAACCTGTTGACACAGTGGAACTTGTTCCTAAATAAGGAGCTCTACACGGTCGACGTTCTGATTAATGCAGGTAAGGTTGATCCTGTACTGCAGACGGGTATGGACTATGTGGCTCGCACACGTAATGACTCTGTTGCCTTCCTGGACGTACCTAGTGGTACACAGAAGGCTCAGTCTGCTGTTGACTTCCGCAACATAACTCTCAACCTTAACTCGAGTTATTCTGCACTCTTCTGTTCCGACTTGCTAGAGCTTGATCCTATCAACGGAAAAATGCTTTTCATACCTCCGTCTGGTGCTATGGCTGCCTTGTATGCACGCACTTCGCGCATAGCTAAGCCTTGGTTCTCGATGGCAGGCTTGAATCGTGGTCTGCTTGGTGTACAAAGCATTCGTAACTCTTATACGGACGGTGAGGCTAACTTGTTGTTCCAGAGCCAAGTCAACTACATGCGTAAATTTGTAGGTCGAGGCATTCCTCTATGGGAACAAAGCACGTTGTACAACAAGAACTCAGCTTTGCAGTTCCTGAATGTTCGGTTCCTGTGCAACATTCTCAAGAGATCTGTGTATGAGTATCTGATCTACGGTTTGCAAGAGCCTAATGATGACATTCTACGCAAACAGCTAACACTAGCACTGGAAGATTACTTGAAGGTGGTCAAAGCTGGTCGTGGTATTAGTTCGTTCCGTGTGGTTTGTGACGATACGAACAATCCTCCGGCAGTTGTGAATTCTGGTACGCTTGCGATAGCTGTGATCATAGTGCCGATACTAGCTGTCCACGCTATATCGCTGAGTCTAGTCTTGAGCAAGGTTGGATACGAAGTTACGGAAGCGGAGCTGGCTTCGTTTGCTGGTTAAACACTTTATACTGAGGAAATACAATGGCTCGTTTAGGATTACAGGATACACAAAGCATATTGGATTGACTTGGGTCCAATTAAAATCGGGTGAATTGCTGGAACCCCCTTATAGCCGTGTACGCTACAACGCGGTGCGCAAGCACGAACGTGAAAGCTTGAAAAGTACAGGATTGGGCAATCAGCAGCCAATCGTCTAATGTAAGCGCAGGTCTAACGCGCCAGGGTAGACGCAGGTTCAACGACTAGGTGGTGAGGAAACAATACTCCACCCACGAGCTCCCGACCAGACACACCTACGTCTGGATGATATAGTCTGACCCTATCCGAAAGGTTAGGAAGTTGGTCTTAAATGACCGGCGATAACAACTTGCCACTCCAAACTTGGAACTGGGACTTACAGCTAAACATGCCTGCTGGCATTGGTGATACACGGGAGATGATGATACGCTGCACAGGTACTCAGGTGCCTGGTAGCCAGATCGAACAGACACCTCTTGAAGCCCACGGAGTAAAAGTTCATTATGCAGGTCGTCGCACTTGGACCGGCACTTGGACAGCTACATTCTTCGAGACACGCGACTCACAAACCCGTAACACATTTAACAAATGGCTCGAGACGACTCGCTCGTGGTCGTTAAATTCGGGAACGTACAAGTCTATTTACGCGGCCACTGCCCTGTTGATTCAATATGATGACATCCCTATCGCTGTAAAGGAGACTAAACTATTTGGTGTGTTTCCTACTGCGATTGACGATGTACAGCTTGATCAGGCATCAGGCGTTGTTATGTACTCCGTGACGTTTAGCTACGATTACACTGATTGATAGCTGAAGACACATGACAACAACCATAAAGACAGTTCAGGTGACCCCTAGGTTGTTCAAAGGTGATCAGGGGTCACCCATTTATTTAGGCATGCTGCTGGAGGACGACAACTCGAAACTTGTTTCAGCAGCATGCCGGGATCTTATCTCTTACTCTCGTGTAGTAAACCCTCGTAATCCTTTGACTGTCATTACAAACATACCATCTGTATTGAAACACATGCAAGCATCGGTAAGCTTTGAAGTTGAACAGTACACACCTTTTCTGTCAGGCAACTTCAACGAACTACCTGAGGACATTCGGCAACACCTACTACAGTGCAAAGTGTGGAAAGCTTATTGGTATAGCCGAAAGTTCAATGCCCCGCCGACTGCTGAGCATTTTTATGAGACACGGGTATTCAATCCAAACGTAGAGAAGATTGTAATACGTAAGGATGATCCCAGGTACCCATGCATAGACCGCCCGAACGACGAGCGCATTGTGCCACCAGGCTTGTCGCCTAGCATAAATAAAATTCCTCCAAGAGGCACAGGCTCGCCAAGCCTCATACCCAATTTCTTCTGGTAACACTTTCACGTCTAAGCAAAGGATTTCAAAATGGCTCTAGCTCAAGTTACTCGCTCCTATGGTGCGCCTTTCGCCGGTTTCTCGTTCATCGTCAAGATGAAGGGTACTAATGATCTGGCACGTCTGTACGACGCCAACTCCAACCTGACGTCTGATCAGGGTCTTGCCCTACTGGACTCTACTGGCTCTGTTACCACTTATATTGATGACCAGCGTGTGTATGACTTTGGTGTATACACTGCTGCTGGTGCCAAAATGAAAGTGGAGTCAGACGTATCTCCGTTTGACGAAGGTACTAGTCCTCAAGCACTAACAGGTACCCTACAATACCAAGCACCGTTGACAGGTGTTACTTTCGCTATCCCCGCGGGTTCACGTACAGTGGTCACAAAGCCTGCTGGCACGATCGCCGCACACACGATGACCTTCCCGGCGGGTTCGGATAAAGCACGTATCACTCTTGCCTTTACGCAGATTGTTACCTCGCTCACCCTAACACCAGCTTCTGGTGAAACCATTGCCAACGGCTTGACTGCGGCTACGGCTGGTGGCTTTGGTACTTGGGAGTTCCGTACTGCCGATCTGACTTGGTATCGCGTAGGCTAAATATGGGTTGAGGTGTGGTCGTCGTGATAGCC